GTAGTTTCAGCTTGTTTAACTCCAGACTGTACACAGGCTTCTTCAGTATTGATTAAAGACAGCCTATATGTTTGTCCTGCAGTAACTGGAGTAGCAGCATCTAATTTAATAGTAGTAGTTGTACTACCTGATGCAATTCGTCCACCATAACGAACTCCTGCTTTATGAGAGTCAGCTACTTTAATAATATCTCCAGGTCTGATAGACGTTCCATCCATTCCTGTGGAAAAAGTTACTGTTTCGGTTTCATATCTTTCAGTATATAGAATCCACTTACCCACTCTTCGTGCCTGACTCTGGGTAGTACAGCCTACAGCAACTACATCGGTTGCAAATATTTGGTTATTATTATTCTGTATACCAGTAGCATCTTCTACATATTCGACATTTTGTCTATAGAAGTCTTCTGGGTTATTCCAAGTTACGTGAGCAACATTGTGTCTTTGCTTTCTAGAAGTGCCCTCATAAGTGAACTTACCATCAATAACATTAGCGTCTGAGAAGTTCATTACTGGGTCTTTAGGAGCATCTTGTACAGCCGTTATTTGGCCTTGCTGCCAGTATATCATACCTCTAAAAATAGAAGCGATATCGTTTAATACCTTGAATGCTTCCTCTCTACCTTGTAAATAGATATTCGCTGCAAAACGTGCTTCTTTATTACCCCAACCATCGTCTACACCTACAAAGTTTCCACTATTGTCTACAGCGTCGCAGTATTTTCCAATCTCGTATAAAGACCATTTGTCCATTTGGTTAGCAGAAAGCCACTTACCTAATCCATATCTTTCATCGGTACATAGGTCATATAAAATCCACGCAGGATTACAAGTCCACTCGGTATCAAATGTACCATCCCATGAACCACTATATAGCGTTGCGCCAGGTGACGTACCCGTCCAAGTGCCGCCCGCTTGCTCACATCTGTCTTTACGTCTATACCCTGATAAAGAACAATGCCCTGGATCGTAAGGAGTATAGTTACTAGGAACCTTTATCTTTATTCCTTTAATTTCATACCCACGTTTAGGAATGCTGCTGAATTGTCTAGCATCTATCTGTAAAGCCATTAAAGCACTGTTAGGATACCTTAATTTATTATCTATAATTTTAGTATATAAGCCAAAGTATAAATCATTAGATAGTTTAGTAGATGTAGAGTCTGCAGTAGTTCTCTCTACTTTAATAGCAATTTGAGTAAACCCAGACGTTTTCCACGCACTAGGAATATCAAGTCTAAAAGCTCTTTCATACTTATTTGACGTCTTGCCCTCAAAAGATGAGGTTTTCATCAAAGTCCAAGATCCATTATTGTCCTTTTCTAAGTATATCTTAAAAGCTACAGATGACCCGTGTAAGTCGCCATTATCACTAGTGGCATCCAATAATGCAGGAGTGTATAATATTACCCTAACTGCGTCTACTGTAGTAGAACTAAAAGATTGGATAATAGCACCTGGAGAAGCTACTTTAACTTGGACACCTACAGGGGTTTCAGTTTCTGTACCTGCAAAACCTGGGATGTAGGTTTGTGAATTAGTACCTTCGCGGGTCGCGTATGTTACATCATCAAAATTAAGATTACCTGCAGAATCCATTAGAGGGGTTTCATTCAGGTATATAGACTTTTCAGCATTTATTAAACCTACAATTTCTCCCTCAGAAACTAAATCTACTGTTCTCGCTTTTGAAGCCGAAAATAAAGAGTCATCGTCCTCTGTAGGAGACCCGCCTCCGCCACCTTTACCTCCGCCGCCGGAGCCTCTTATCCAATCCTTCTCACTCATGGTGTGTAATCCTCTGGTTCTACGCCTGAGCTAATAACTGCTCCGCCTACTATTAATTGTCCATAGCATACAGGAATACATACTCCCTGCCTCGTCGTGTTCGCAGCTCCATTAAATGCATAATTCTGAACAGATTCCTTATCCTCTACAGGTTTAGGAGTAGGAGCTAACATAGATGCTATTCCTCCTAATACCATGGCTGCTCCGAACTTTAAAGCCATCATTCCCCCAGTAGATATAACGTTACCTGCTATAACAGTTCCCCCCTCTGCTAAGGCTGCTACACTGCCGGGGGCCTCCAAAGGTATTCCAGTCTGGAGTGAGACATATATTAATAGTGCCCCTATTATAATCTGTCCTAAACCTTTCTTGGCCCCTCCTACTACAGGTATAATCTTTATTTCTTGTCTGCCAGTAGGGTTTTGTATTTCTGCGAAAGGGTTTTCTAACACCTGGTCTGCAACAACTACTTTGTACCCAACCCCTCTTTCTTCCGAGGAATCTACGAATTGTCTAAATCCTTTATTATTTGCACACAGAGCTCTGATTGCCTCAGCGGGGGATTCAATATCTAAAGACCATTCTTTCCCGTACTTCTCTGCTAGTTCTCCATATAACTTGACCGATTTTAACATAGTGATTTGTGCCTTAAGTGATGCGTGGTATGCTTTCTCCAATATCCCCCATAAAGTTCTCTATTGGAAAGTCTTCCGTGTACATGATGTAATATTTTATCGTCTCCGAGAAAAACTGCTGCATGGTTTGGTACAGGTGAAACTAATTTTATTAAAAAGACATCGTGTTTTCTAATATCATTTTCATCAAGTATCTTTACAAAACCCTGCTTTTCATAGTTTTCTAAATATCGGTTCTCTCCTTTATCCCACCAGCCATCTTGACCACTGTCACAAATAAAATCGATATTTAGCTCTTTTTTATAATAATCTCTAACTAAAGTACAGCAGTCTAAAACTCCATAACTGAACTGCCTTCCAACTATTGGTGCTTCATACCCTGAAGGCTCCCAACTGTATAATCTATTGCCTGGCCAACTTAAAATATGCCAAGGCTTGTTTGAGGTTTCACAAGCAACTTTATCTGCTTCTGAAGGCTCACATCCTTCATTAGGGTGCGAGTGACAAATACCTAATATAGTTCCTGTATCCTCTGCATCTGCATAAGATACGGGGTCTATAATAAAGTGCTCTTCTGCTAATTCTGCTATATTATTAGCAGGAAAGTACCTTTCCTTTTTTCCTACTCCTAAAATGAACCCGCAGGCTTCTTTAGGGTATTCGCTTTCTGTGTGTTTTCTAAAATCTTCTAATGTCTTCTCATTCATCCCATATTGATTCCAGCTCCTGGGAATCCTCCGAAAGGGCTCTCTACAGATTCAGGGAATCTTAGTTCGCAAGCCGTAAAAGTTTTAGCACATACATCATTAGCAGCACTAGTACTGTTATTATTTATGTCCCAATAACTAGAGCCAGAATACCCGCACTCAGTGCCTTTATAAAGCCAAGGACATGAGTTAGCAACTACTGTTCTTGAGGGTAATTTAACCCCGTGGATGTCATGTGCCGCTGTTAATTCAAACTGTAGATGGGTGTTAGTTTCAACCGCTTTTCTATCTATATACCAAATCTCTTCAGCGAAATGTGCAGTATCGTCTGCAATCGCATTAGCGTACCAAATACCAGGACCTGATGCAGCTTCACAAGTAGTTTGTGTATACACAGTCCAAGTACCTGCAGATCCATTCTTATTTGCATCTAAACAGTCTGCCTTACTAAGACTGGGATCAGACCCTGACTCTCCAGTACAAACTCCCGCTACAGGGTAGCCGCTTGTATAACAGTAAGAATCTAAATACTTTGCGAAGGTCTTTTTTCGTGTAACCTTTGCTCCGATTAAATCATCATACGCAGTTACAACCCCCGAAATAATAGAACTAATATTAGCAACTGTTAAAGTAGGTCTAGGAATAGATCCTTTTCCAGAGAACTCGAAACCTTCTGCTTCAATAGGAAACGCGGCATACTTATTACCTTGCCATACAATTTCCTGCATATTCTCATTCTGCCCCGAGTGCCAACGGAGCACAGGCTCCGAGTCTGGGGCTGTGCCTGTAGTCAGGTCTAGCTCAAATAATTCAATAACTGCTCCGGGTTCAAAGCCGTGAACATCTGCTGTAATTTTATCACTCATGGTTCAAATACCTTTGTAAATGTTGCGGTTATAGTTCTGTATCCTGATATATTTTCCTGTACCGACCATTTATCACACGTATACTTTTTATATGGATAAATAGTATAAGATTCGCCACTAGACAGTATATCTGTAGATAATGATAGTTGAGTAGCACTATCTACAGCAGTTACAGTCGCAGTATTGGCAGGACTAGCAGAGTCAGTAACAGTAGTATTTAAATATCTATTAGTAAAATACTGTGTAGTATCTACCAATTTTTTAGTAGATGCACTAGTAGTAGTACTAGCAATATTATACCCTGTAGGATACCAGTCAAAGGCAGTTACCCCGCCCTGATCTTCTAAGAACTTAACTATTTTATTGGTATCAGCCGTAGTACGGTTCTTCCAAGTTAAATTCCAAGTTTCGGGCAAGTTATTAATCCCTGCCGCTACACGCTGTTCGTAGCCATCTCCGTAATTGGCTTTGAGGACCCTTGGCTGCTGATCAGCCTTCAGTCCTCTGTCTGGGTTAATATTTACTTCTGTATTAAAATTTGCCATAATTAATAACTACTTAATAGTCCTCCAGGTCGTTGCTGTTCTACTAGTTCCGCTTGTACTGCCTGAGAAACCATGTAACCAAGCTGTTTAGCTTTATCTCCGTCCATTCCAGAATCTGTATTAGATTGAGCATTACCATCACTATCAACAGTAACATTAACAGTAACATTATTCTCAGTATTTCCGCCCGTAGACCCCATTACTGGAATAGACCTACCATCAGGTAGTGGAACTATAGCTTCATTATGTTTGCCTTCCCCAACTAAACCTAGAGTAGGCTGTTTAACTACTCCACCATTTGCGAAAGCTCTAAAGCCGCCTTTCCATACTGCTCCATTTGCTGCCGATAAGCCAAACATTGAACCAATCGCTGAGCTCATTAAGTTAGACCCTACTGTAGCCAATGAATTGGTGATCAGAGATCTAGCATTCATATTATCGTTCATAATTTGAGTATGAAGATTAGAAGCCATAGACTGTCTTAAATCATAACTCATTTTATCTACTGTAGCGTCCCCCTTAGGGTTAGCTATAGGTACAGGCTGGCCAGGTGGTACAATTGGGTCGGTCTTTATATCATTAGGGTTAACCACCTCAACTTTAGTAGATCCTCCCTGTCCATTACCCGCGTTAATAGCCGCATTAGCTACTGCGATTTTGGTTTCGTAAGGTAGGTCATTTAAAACTATTTGCTCCAATTTCTGCCCTGTAACACTATCTGCGTCCACAGAGTAAGGATTAGTATTCTCAAACTTTTGAGGAACTTTCATCTTGTCTATAGAACCTGTAGGGTCTGTAATACCTAAGGCCTCGTTGATCTTCTCCCCTATTCTTAAACCCATGTTCCAGAACATTTCTAAAACATTACCCTCTTGCAGCTCTGAAGCTGTAGGGCCAAAAGTGCCCAAAGGGTAGTTAGGGTCTACGACTTCCGGTTTTTTGTAAGGTTTGGCCATTGGGTCTACGGTCAAGTCGCTCGGCATTAGTCCCATTAGTACTACACTGAGTTTTTCAACTGCCGGTAGTAGCTTACTAGCTATAGATGAGCTAGTTACCGCAGAATTTGTAGGGATTCCAGGCCCTGTAAATGGTAGTCTCTGCTGTACTCCTATATTTTTAGCCCCGTACTTTTTAAAGTCCAAGTTTATACCCCTAGCCTGCGCTCTTGCAAAGGAATCCATATGCTGAATTCCTGGAAGCGTTCTATTGTATCCTTGAGAGGGGCTAGAAGCATTAGGGTGCCATAGCTTAAATTTATCCTTATTAACCCCCCACTTGAAGTCCCCTATATCTTTAAGAAATTTCTGATTCTCAGTGTACTTTTTAATATTCTTCTTGCTAATTATATCCTTAATGATCTTATCATTTATGGGGTCACCTGAGGAGCCTGCCGTAGCTACAGACATAGATTTGAACATCTCTTCTGTAAGTTTTACTGGAGTTAGTAATATTTCTTCTAACCTGGCCTTGCCCTCACTTAAAATCTCTGTGAATGTGCCTCTATTATTAGGAACTACATGCTCTTGAAACCCTCCGGTCTCTGTGAATGTGCCTCTATTATTAGGAACTACATGCTCTTGAGTACTTGGAACATTCTTACCGTCTACAATTTTCACTCGTAGACCTGCACCTTGTGCCATCTTAGCAAGGCTATTCATATCCTTACCTAACTGCACAGAAGGGTCTTCTGCCCCAAAGATTGCATCTTTTAAAAGTCCATCATCGAAAAAACTTGCTACAAAACCTTTACGGCCTGTAAGTTGTTCATTTACTACATTCGTTATTAACCCGCCTGCAGAATCTGCCATAGACTGAGCAATAATCTGTCTCCAGTCTTGATCGTCCTCCTGGCCCATAATAGCTGCTGATACTGCGTCTCCAATACCGGAAGATATAGTAGTAGCTACATCCGTATATGCGCTAGCTATAGCCTCAAATGCTGCTAAAGCCTCGTCTCGTTTAGCTTCGAATAGCTCGAAACTTAATTTAGAGTACGCAAGCATTATCTCATCTTGAAGCAACTCTTGCTTCTTCAAGTCTAGTCCTTCTTTTGCGTAGTCTCTTTCAAGTTTTGCAACAGTCTGGCGCAGACCTAGCATTGTAGAAGATTCCTTCCAATTCTCTGCTTGTAGTTTTAAGTTTACTTTTTCTTCCGCAATAGCTTTTCTACGAGTATTAATATTCTGTAGTTTAGCAATTTTTCTTTCTAATTTAAAACGCTCTTTAGCACTCTTAAGAATTTTAGCGTGAGACGCCTGCATCTTTTTAGCAGCGAGTTGTGCGAATTCCTCAGTGTGTCCTTGTGCCTTCAAGGACTCTACTTTAGCACCTCTTTCTCTCTTTAACTGATCCTTTAGCTTCTCCATTTTGGCGAAGACAGAGTCATTTTCTGCACCCGACCAAG